CCGCGCCCGATCTGTCGCGCAGCGATAATACCCGCACCGCGGACGCGACGCTGCGCATGGTGCAGGCGGCGCAGCTGGCGATGGCAGGAGACCTGATGTCGCGCGAGACGGCCCGGCAGCTGGTGCACAACGCTGCCGGCGTGCCGGTGCCGGACAATCTGGACGATATGATCGCCGGGGAGCGCAGGCGGGACCAGGCGGCCGTCTATGCGGCGTGGCGGCCGCCTGAGCCGCCGGTGCAAGACCGTTCCATCGCGTGAGCAACCCCTGTGCGTCCCGCCGGGGTCGGCGGGAATCTGTTGGGTGCCGGTCTGGAAGGGGTGAGTGACCCCTGTGCGGTCCGCCGGGGTCCGTGGGAATCTGTTGGGGGCCGATTCTGGAGGGGTGAGCAGTGACGGAGACCGTGACGATCCGGGAGTCGGCGGCGATCGAGGCCGCCGCATTCGATGAGGAGCAGCGCATCGTGCCCGGCGCGGTGCTGATCCGCGCGGGGCTGAGCCGGAACCGCAATCGCTACCGCGAGGAGGTGCTGGCGCGCGATTGCCACATCATGGAGGGCCTGCCAGCGAGAAGCGGGCACTACCGCTCGGGAGACCTGACCGGGCGGAGCGACCCGCGCAACCTGGCCGGCACATGGCGCAATGTCCGGTACGCGGACGGCGCGGTGCGGGGAGACCTGCACGTGTTCGAGCACTACCTGCCCGTGCTGCGGGCGGCGCGCGAGGCGGGCGAGCTGATCGGTGTGTCCATCGATCTGGCCGCCAAACCCCGCGTGGTGCGCGAGAACGGGCAGCTGATCCGGGAAGTGGAGGCGCTCGTCGCCGACCCCGGAAACAGCGTGGACATCGTGGTGCAGCCGGCCGCTGGCGGCCGGCTCTTCGAGTCCACCACGGACCCGTGGTGGACCTCATACCGGGAGGTAAAGATGAATCTGACGATGGAGGACATCAAATCCCGGCCGGCTCTCTGGAGGCTGGTCGAGGCGAGCGTGGAGGATGCGGAGAATCTGACGGCAGAGGATCTGACGTCCAGGCATCCTGCGCTTGCGGAGGCGCTGGAAGCGCTGGCGCGGGAGCTGGATGAGGCCCGGAAGGCGCAGGAGGCGTCCGGCGGGTCTGGGGACAGCGGCGGCGATGGACGCTCCGCTGAAACTGACGGCGCGGATGAGGTGCGCCAGCTGCTGGAGGAGGCGAGGCGCGAGCGCTGCGGCGTGCTGCTGGAGGCGCGCCTTGCCGAGGCGCGGCTGCCGGCGAAGGCGGCTGAGCTGGTGCGCAGCGAGTTCGCCGGGCGGGTCTTCGAGCCCGAGCAGCTGGACCGGCGCATCCGGGGCGTGAAGGAGGCGCTGGATGAGGCCGCGCAGAGCGCGCGCGTGACCGGCCTGGGCGTGCAGGTGACCAAAGATTCCCGCGACCGGATGATCGCGGCGATCGACGGGATGCTCGCCGGCCAGCCGGTGGACGGCGTGCCGCCGTTCCGCAGCTTCCGCGAGGCTTACTGCCGCTGGACCGGTAAAGACTGGCTCACCCCGCCGCTTGAGATCCTGCGGGACACGCACGGCGGTGGCTACGACAGCGAGCGGAGCGTGGAGGCGCTCTTAACGACCACCTGGGCGACGGTGTTTGCCGACCGGATGCACAAACGGCTCATCGCCGAGTTCAGCCGGCCGGATGCCGACCAGGAGTGGCGCCAGATCGCGAGCACCATCAGCAGCGTGACGGACTTCCGGCCGCAGTACCTGGTGAAATACGGCGGCTTCGGGGTGCTGCCGGTGGTGCCTGAGAACGGCACCTATCACCCGCTCGCCAACCCCGTGGACGGGGGCGAGAGCTACACGCTCGGCAAGCGTGGCGGGCTGTTCACGATCACGCTCGAGACGATCGCAAACGACGACCTGCGGGCCATCCGGAATATCCCGGTGGCCATGGGCCGCGCCGCGCGCCAGACCCTGAACCGGGATGTGTTCGGGGTGCTGACCTCTAACCCCACGATGGGGGACAACGTGACGCTCTTCCACCCCACGAGCACGCTCCGGGGCGGGGACGGCTCCACAGGCGGCAGCGGCAACCAGGGCAGCGCGCCGCTCTCCAGCGCCACCCTGAGCGCGCGCCGGGTGAACATGCTCAAGCGCGCGACGTTCGGCAACACCGTCGGCGGCCAGCGGATGGATGCGGGGACGATCATCCCGAGACTCCTGATCGTGCCGCCGGACCTCGAAGAGACGGCATGGCGGCTGACAAACAGCCAGGTGCTGGTCCAGACCGCGAACTTCAACGCGACGGAGCCGAACTGGCACCGCAACGCCTATCAGGTCCTCGTGGTGCCGTTCTGGACGGATCCGAACGACTGGTATCTGTGCGCGGATCCGGCGAGCGCTCCGACGCTCGAGGTGGGCTTCTACCAGGGGCGCCAGCAGCCGGAGCTGTTCACGAAGGAGGAGTTCGAGGCGGACGCTCTGACCTATAAGGTGCGCTTCATCTACGGCATCGCCGTGGAGGAGCCGCTGTCCTGGGACCGCAGTGTGGTGTAACGGGGCTGCACCAGCCTTTCCAGGCCGGCGAGAACTGAAAACAACAGGAGGAAAGCATGAGCAAGAACACGGTTGGCCATGTCGGATATGTGCCGGGCAGCCACGTGGCCCCCATCTTCGTCCGGACGCTCAACGCGACGAGCAGCAATGACCGGGCGGCCGTGTGGGTGGCCCCGGCGGATGTGGTGGTGGAAAGCGTCTCCGTGATCGCCGGGGCGGCTGTCACCGGCGATAACACGAACCGCATCAACCTCAACATCCGCAACGGGGGCGCAAACGGCGCCGGCAACACCCTGATCGGCCAGGTGCAGTTCACATCGGGAGTGAACATCAGCAAGGATAACAGCCTGCTGATCCCCTGCAGCGGCCCGGGTACCACGATGCAGCCCGGCGATAAACTGATCATCGAGGCCGAGCGGGTGGGCACCGGCGGCTCCTGGACGAACGCGGGCGGCCATGTCCGGTTCCGCTATGTCTGAGCGGCGTGTGGTGCGGGCCGGGAACCGCCAGGCGCTGGAGCAGTGGATCGAGCTGCACCAGGCCGACGGGCTGGCCCTGGTGGAGATCCGGGAGACAGGGGACGATGACTGGCCTTACGCGGCGGTGCTCGAGCAGGCGCGGGCGGAGGATCCGGAAGGGGCGGTGAGCCAGGAGGACCGGGCCGCGCCCGCGGCGCAGGGCGCCGGCAGGAAGCGGAAGTGAGGCGCATCCGGGTGCTCCCGGATGCGCCTGCATAGCCCGGAGGGCAGAAGGCGTGCGCGGCAGCCCGTGGTGGGAAAGAGAGCTTTCCCGCGCCGAGCGCGAGATGGAGCGCCTGAGCGCGCGCCACCTGGAGGCGCTGCGCCGCGAGCTGGACGAGGCCCGGGCGCTTGCGCTGCGGGAGCTTCTGGCCGCGCGGGGCGAGTGGACGCGGGGTCGGCTGGACAGCGTGCTGCGCAGGATCGACGCGGCGCTGGACCAGGTGGAGCAGCGCCTGCAGGCCTCCGCGGGCACCATGCTGGATGATGCCGCGCGGTCCGGACTTGAGCGCGTGGACCGCGCCGTGGACCGCTACGCCCGGGATATCCCGGTGATGCGCCGGGAGCTTCCCGGGGAGCTGTACCTGGACCTGTGGGCGGACTTCACCCTGGATCTGGTGAAGCGCGACATAGTGGAGCCCGTCCGCACAGGCATCCGGAACACCATCCGCGCCGGATTCATCACCGGCCGCAGCCTCTACGAGACGATGCGCGAGGTGGCAAGCGAAGACTTCCGCAAGCTGACATTTGCGTCCAGATTCCACCGGGCCGAGGCGATCGTGCGGACGGAGACGAACCGGGTGGCCAACCGCGCGGCCTGGCTGCGGGCGGCGCAGTATCAGCGGGAGGCGCCGCCGGGTGAGGTGTGGAAAAAGCGCTGGGGCACGGCCGGGGACGACCGCGTGCGGCCGACGCACGTGGAGGCCGGGCTGCAACCCCCGGTGCCGGTGAACGAGCCGTTTTACGTGGGGGGGCACCCATGCCAGCACCCGGTGGATCCGGCCCTGCCGCCGGAGGAGTCGGTGAACTGCCGGTGCAGCCTGCTGGCGGTGCCGCCGGGATTGGAGTGAAGAGGAGCAAGACATGAGCCTGACATTTGCCGAGACGCTGAGCGGGACGCCCGCGGCTCTGCGGGCCGACTCCCAGGGCCGGCTGGACCAAAGCTGGGACTACACGATTCTCAGCGCCACCGGGACGGTGCACACCGGCCCCTGCGTGGTGGGGGGCTTCACCCTGGTGGATATGGCGGGGTCAATGGAGGTGATGATCCGGGACGGGACCGGACCGGACGGGCAGCTGTTGCTGCAAAAAGAGATCCCGCAATTCGAAAGCGGCGCATTCATTCAGGCCTTCCCGCCCGGGGGCGCGCGACTGCAAAACGGGCTGTACGTGCAGCTGATCGGGACCGGGTCATTCCTGATCTGGTGGCGGCGGGCCTGAGATGGACATCGCTCTCAGGGCGCGGCAGATTCTCTCAGACGAGGCAGGCGAGGAGGCGGAGCGGCTGGCAAGCGCGGAGGTGTACGCGGCGAGCGTGGCCGGGGCGCTGCTTGAGATCTCGCGCTTGCGGCCGCGCGTGGCCCAGGCAGAGCTGGAGCTGGGGGAGGGGCCGGACCAGCCCTATCCGCCCGGCTGGGATTCAGGGATCAGCAGCATCCTGAGCGTCGAGTTTCCTCCGGGCAGCCGCAGGCCGCGGCTGCTTGCCGCCTCGAGCCTGCTCACCGGCCCGGACGGGTGGCGGATCCTGGACAGGGCCTACGGGCCCGGGGATCGCGCCGTGCTGACCTTCACCCTGCCCTGGACCCAGGCCTCGATTCCGGACAGCCTTGCCGAGGCTGCGGCGCATCTGGCGGCATCGCTTGTGGCGCAGGCCGTGGCCGCGCGCTTCGGGCGGAGCAGCGCGCCCGCGATCCCGGCCGATAGCGTCAACTACCGCGAGAAGGCCGACGTCTGGCGCGAGCTGTCCGCCCACCTGCGCAGGCGGGGGCTGGCGATTGCGGGCGCAGGGGCGGACGCGCAGGGCAACGCCACCCATTCCCCCGCGGCGCGCCATACGGACTGGGGGTGGCCGCGGCTGTGAGGATCTGGCAGGACATCGGCGCGCCGTACGCGCTGCATATGGAGGTTGAAGCGCGGTCGCTTGACCAACTGAACGGGTTTCTCGCGCG